TTCTTAACAGTATCCATTTTATCTAGAATAGCCTTAGTTATCTCTGCATTGCTTTCAAGCAACACATATTTTTTATCAACATAAACACCTTTGGAATACTCTGTCGTATGAGTCCGTTTTTCAATAGTAAGTATATGAGTGCCATTATCATCTTCATACTCTTCATAACGAGAGAAAGCACCAATATCTATATCCATATCTATATCCCCTCTTGTACCTATTGCCATCTGATAACTTCGATGAACTACGTTCATATCAGATGGTATTACTTTGCCACATAACTTTGTAAACTGATATACATCATGTTTTTCATTCCAACTGATCCAAAACTCAGCATTATTCTTATGTTTAACCAACTTATACTTATACCAAATTTTCCTATGAGTATCAATGTAACGAATTTTGCCTAGGATCGTATATAACTCATTTCGGATACGCAATGTATCACCATAGTTAAATTTCATAAAACACTCTCATTCTCAAAACAATTTAAATTATTAATTACTATGATTGTACATATAATATGAAATTCTGCCAATATGGATATAGTAAAAAGGTAGCAACATATATTGTTGCTACCTTTTATTTTTACAATCAACCTTGTTGGCAGAAATAAATGATATAGTTACTATCTGGACTGACTGCAGCACCTAAAGAATAGGGATGATTCCAACTGCCACCAAAATCAAATACATATAATACATAATTATCAGGTATTTCTACTGAATCTTCATTATATGACAATCTATGCAAATATTGTTGCTGAAGCTTTCGATTTTCTTTTTCAGTATAAGTTGGATACACTTTATCTTTGGCACGCTTATTTTCATAATCTTGTTTAGGCTTTAATGCATCTCGCGCATCTTCTATTCGTTTACGAGTTTCAAAATATCTCTTATACTTTGCACTTTTGTCTTCATCTGCAATCTGTACCTTATTAAATTCTGCTAGCACTTGATTTTCTAACTCATATATTTCATCTACAAATTTATCAATTGGATGGTCTTGTCGCTCTTGTATAAATTTACCCATCGGCACAGTTGTATTCTTTTCAGTCAGTATCGACCTTGGGATTAATGCAGATAGGGAATCTGCATAGTCCATCTTCGAATCAATAAATTGTTTAACATACACATGGGATAAATCAGATTTTAAAATAACCACTTTAGAGTTAGAACGTGCTTCATCAATATATGGCTTTAATTGTTCCGGTGTACCTCCAAATGTAAGTTGTACGTAAGCCCTGCCTTGAAAAAAACTTGGATTACTATGCATATGAATATTTTTTGCAAAACCAGGTATTTTCTTTGGGAAACCAGGAATCATAGGCATCATTTTATAATCTTTGGGATTATTGATAGGATACTCAATTAATTCTATAGGTTTCAAAAGGCTCTCTAGTGACTCTTTTATTTCCTGTTTAGAGCGAACGGTAAATAAATCATGCCCTTTATTTTGATCTAAATACTCTCGAATTGCCTTTTCATTTGCTTTATCCCGATCAGCACGCGTCCTATAATCTTTAGTATTAATGGGATTTGTTAGCTTAATCTCTCCTTGACCATTCTTTTTCATATATGGGCTCACGATGCGTAAAGGTTTTTCTCGACCACCAATAAAATAACCTTGATTACGTGTTGATTCAGTATTATAGTTTTTAATTTCTTTTAGTGCTTGTTCATCCTTATCATTATAAAGTGGATCAAACGTTTTGTATTCACTACCAAAATCAGTTTTTTCTGATATTTTTAATCGCTGAGAAGCGTGCTCCTTCTCCTTCCGTTCTAATGTAATTTCATCTTCAATTGAAAGCTTTTTTGGATTTATAGATTTATCCCTTATAACAGCTTTAAAAGCACCAGGAATAATCTCAATAAAATCTAATTTCACAGGAGCTTTAGTTTGTACAGGCTGATTTGACTTTGCATTATTTTTCAGTTCAGCACTGGTATTGGGGTTTACTCCGTCCACTGTTGCCGCTAAACTAAACTGACTAGATAATGCTAGTGAAAGCAGCATCAATACAAAATATTTTTTATTCATTTCTCTCTCCTATATATACCTACAACTTTTAAAGTCATAGTAAAAAGGACCTACAGCAAACTGTAGGTCCTTATATTTTGGTGCGGATTGAGGGTTTATACTCAATACTTCATACCGTTTCTACATCTTATAAACTCTACATTTCAAAAAGGGGCAAATAAGGGGCAAATTTTATTCTGGCTTCTGCTCAAATTTTCCCATAACAAAATCACGTAGCCCAAGTGCATCTTTTTTGGTTTTAAATCCTAATAAGTTAGCTCTTTTATCATCTTTGCAAATACTTTTTATACTTTTCTGTATTTCATGCCACTTGTACTTATCATTTATTTGTTGTACCAGTTCCATCACTATTAATATTACAACCGCTAATCTGTCTGTTGGTTTTCGTATTCCATCTTTCTCTATAAAGTATAGCCTAGAATTCCAAGACTTTCGAATCTTAGGTTTTGTAGTTAACTTCATATCAATTAAATTGGAATTATGTGCGCAAATATTCCTAATAAATTGTATGCACCCTAGCCAAGATACGAGTTCTTGATTTGAACACTTATAAACTTTAGCCAGTTGGGTTAGGTTATTCTCACTCATAATTTCAATCATTTCGACCATCTCTCCAAATGTTAATAGGTCAATGGCAAGCCAAATCGTCGGAAATTTATCTTTATCAATATTATCCCGATTATATTCAGCTGATTTATTTCTTTGCATAGTCTTTAGCAAATTAACTTTTATCCGATATTGCTTGCTCTCTATATGAAATTTAGTCCATCTCTTCTTATTAGACCAATTGCTAAAATCCAGATATCCAAATGCACCATATCTCATTCCTAAAATATGGGCCATATTAGTTTTTACCGACACCTCAATTTTCTCGATCGCATGCATCAAAAAAATTCTTAAATTTTTATCTTGATAATATCTTCCTAATACTTCAGAAAATTTAACCCCGTTATATGAAATCACTGTCTCATTTTCTACTTTTGAAATCGTAGAAAGCGGATGTGCAAACTCCTTTAATTTATAATAGTTTATATGCTGAATCTTTTTTATATTAAACCCATCAATACACATGCCCCGACTTTCAAATAATTCCATTAACTCTTGGCTAGATAATGCTATTGGTTCTCCCATACATGTCCCCTTATATGAAAAAAGCCCCACGTCAGATCATGTCTGTCCTAAAAAGGATGTGGGGGGTTTGTCTTTAATGTTATGATACTATAAACAGTTTATAAAGTCAAACTTTTTCATGTATTATTCATTTTCAATGTCATTTGTTTCACTAGAAATTAGTATTTCTTCACCATATAAACGCTCCATTCCTTGACGGGTTACAAGCCAATTTTTACCCGATTTTCTAGCTTCATCATCGGTAAATTGTTTATTTGCATACCTCTTTAAGCAGCATTGCTTGATAGAATCAGCTGGTACATTCCATCTTTCACCAGCCTCTTGTGTAGTCATTACATCATCTAATTTCATTGCAGTACTCCTAATATTACTAATAAATTATAAACGGATAATATAAGGGCAATAATGCTAATTATTAAAGTTAATCTTGAAATCATATATATCCCATTGCTATAATAATGAGGAAGAGTGGGGCTCTTTCGAGCCCCTGTGGTTACTCCTTATTAATCGCCGTTATCACCGCAGTTGCTAGTTGGATGATAGCTATTACTAAGGGTAGCCACTTTTTTATTTTCTTCCTTTTCAATGGTTTCACCTCCTTCCCTATGTCTACATTATAACACGTTTTCGTGTTATATACAATAGTTTTTTTATTATTTTTACAAACAAAAATAGAGCCTACCAACATAGATTTAATCTAGGTTAGTAGGCTCTTTTATTTATAGTTGCGTGTATCCACCATTACACGCTATGGAGATGTATGGATCACTTCCTTAATGTTTGAACGCTACCCCTATAATTGCGCCACCACTTAACACTTGTGATACATTTCGTTGCATCCGCAAGCGTTTAATGGTTTTCTTGTCGTTCTCTATTTGCCCTTTCAATTCGGTCAAAGAGTTCTGCATTTCGTTTAAGGTAACTTCTTGCTTCATTGATTGAAGCTTGGCTTGCATCAATTCGTTTTCCAATTTGTTGATTGTATTGTATGCTTCGGTCAACTCGGTCTTTTGCTTCATGACTAAGCTCTGAGCTTCGGTCAATGGAATACTGGATGCTTCGATTGAGCTCAAGGCTTTCTCGTTGTTTTTCTTGAGCTCGTTCCACTGCGTTAATGGTACGCTGATAGTCGCTTCCGTTTGGCTGGTAGAGGATATATCCTGCGCAAAGGATGAGGATGATGCCAATACAACCGATAATAATATAGCGGTAAGTAGGGTTATCAAATAATACTTTGATTTTGTCATACATTATACCCCTCCTGCGTAGTCAGTAATTCCCCTAGCGATAGCACGAACGATAGTGTCTAAATCATTAGTTAATATAGCATGGTCTTCTTCATTATCAATGAATGCCATTTCAACTAATACAGCTGTTGCATCTGTACCATTTAGCACCCAAAGGTCATCACGTTTTTTTACACCACGATCAACTGTATTAATGCTTTTGATGATTTGGCTTTGAATGTCGTTTGCTAGTCGTTGCCCATTAAAGGACTTATACAAAGTTTCTGTACCTCTAGCTTGCGTGTTAAAAGCATTGCAATGAAGTGATACAAAGATATCTGCACCCCAAGAATCAGATTCAGCACATACAAGGCCTAAATCATCATCTTGCAGGGTTCTAACTTCACATCCTGCAGTCTCTAAATACCGTGCCAACATTTTGCCCGCATCACGTGCTACATCGCACTCACGTGTGCCATACACAGGATTAACTGCACCACTGTCTAAATTAATATCGTGTCCGGGATTAATAAATACTTTCATCTTTTATCCTCCTTTTCTAATTGGTCTGGGATACCATTATTATTTCTATCTATCCAAAGTCCCAAGAACCCTACGATAGCCGTCAAAACACTTGGAATAAAGATATGATCAATAATATTGATACCAACATTAATCAGTTTATTCATATCATCTGTTACATAACCTTTAGCAAATGACATAATATATTCAGTCACTACCAATAAAATAGGCACTAGCATAATAAATACTAGCGCCCGTGTAGCGAATATTCCTGTAGGGTGGAATTTGGCCACCCTAACAGATTGATATGATTTTTTAACTGTACTGATGAGATTTGGTGGTATGTTCATGCAACTCCTCCTTAATATCATCAACACGAGATTCAATGCTATCCACACGTGATGTTAATTTCACATGCTCGGTATATGCCTTTGTGCGTTGTTCACGAGATAACTTAATTTCTTCCTTTAGGTCTTTTAATGTTTCAATTAAGCTTCCCATTTTCTCTTGAATCATTAAATTATCTTGCAGTCTTTGAAGGTCCAGTTTTTCGAGCAGTGGAATAATTAGCAGTCTGTACCCAGCTCCCGCAACTATTCCTACAATTGTAAGAGTAGTTAAAATATCATTTAACTCAAATTGCCATGTCCACATCTATTACACCTTTCTCCAATAACCAATAATATCAATAATATAACGAGTGTTCGCTGGAACGCCCCAGCCCTTAACTATACGGCTGTTTCGTTCAACATAAATACTATTGTTATTTACATCAACACTTCTTTCAATTAGCCTTACTGCAACTGGTGCATTCGGTGGGAGCGATGCGACCATACCGCCATTACCGGAAGGGGTTTTTAATTTGAAGTCAAAATGCAAGTATCCCCAACCTGTTAATGGGTCAAACGCTAAGTAACCCCTATCAGCACCAGGATTACTAGCTATAGCATTGCCCCATACGACTTCATATATTTCGATTGGTTGCGAAGTTACCTGTCCACCACCACTTCCAGGGTCGCCTTTCGGACCTCTTAATGCTTGTAATTGTTCTGCCGTAAAGTCAGAATATCTAAAGGGTTCGCCTTTATCACCCTTTGGTCCTTTAAGTGCATTAAGTTGGTCTTGCGTGAAGTCAGAATATTTAAACGGCTCACCTTTAGGCCCTGGTGGCCCTTGTGTACTTGATGCATACTGATTAATTTCTGTTTTCTTTACATAATCACTTAATTCAGATTTTTGAGCGAAGGACTGCCCCTCTAGTTTATTAACGTAACGAGTGCTAGCATCACCAGGAGTCAACGCATATTGAGCAATCTCGTTTTTCTTAATAAAAGTACCTAAATCGTTCTTATAGGCGAATGTTTGAGTAGCCCAACCCTTTTGAGCGTAATTATTTGTCGCATCTGTTTTAGATAAATAATCGTTTAGCTCTGTTTTTAATGCATATTTAGGGTCGCCTAGCATAGTAAGGTAATTTCTTATATCAACTTTTTTTAGATACAGATTATCTGCATCTTGTTTAGTTGCATACGGCGATAAATCTACATTAGCACCAGTGCCAGGAGGTCCTGGTGGCCCTTGTTCACCTCTAGGGCCTTTTAAATTCTCTAATTGCTCTTGTGTGAACATATCATAAGTAAAAGGCTTTCCGTCTTTACCAGGAGGGCCTTGAATACCCTGTAACCCTTGTTGTCCGTTTACTCCGTCAATACCATTTCGACCAGGTTCACCTTGTGGCCCTGGAGGGCCAGGAGGCCCCTGTGGCCCAGGGTCACCTTGTGGACCTTGCAATTTAACAATCTGAGTATTATCTTTGACTATAATTTTATCATCATCAGGATCCTTTATATGAATATTTTCATCGTTCATATCATTTCCCCCTATTGCTGATTCCTTCACATATTGTGATTTCACCTTTTATTAAACATTTGATAGGCTTATTACCACTCCACAAAAACAAATCCCAGTAATACTTACCCCTGTTTAATATATTTGTCTCCAAAGATAAAATGATTTTACATAACTCATCATCTTCTAATCCCTCTTTTGAAATAGATACATCAAACTTTGCATTGTAATCCTCATCCGTTGGATATCTCCTAACACATGCAAATAGGTTTTCACTTTCTACCATATTTGTATATCCAACATTTAAAGTAATTGTTTCTCCTTTAATTACATTAAAATTATGTAGGACTGGTAGTTTCATCTTCGTTCACCTCGTCCAAATCCATTAACTCGTTGTGAATACAGCCTTCGGTTGGACATGTGCCATCTGCGTTTAACGTTGCATAACAAAATTCACAAAATTTCATTACAGGAACTTCACTTTTAATTTCAAACGCTTCCATTATTTCACCGCCTTAATTTTTAATACCATTTCTTGATTTAACTTCTTGAACTGTTCTTGCAAGTCTGTAATATCGCCGTTAATCAATCGACGTCTTAATAACATTTGTTCCAACGTTTCGAAACGTTCGTTGTAATAATTTCTAATTTCGGCGATTTTTTCTACTTTTGTTGGTTCTTTAGCTTGCGGTTCAACGAACTTGCCGTCTACATAAAACTTTCCTTTCATGAATTCATCTAGCATGCTATCTCCATCTGCAGAGTAAATATAATCTGCTGCATCTGGCCACTCTTTCTTAGCCCGATCTAGTAATTCATCTTTTGATACTGTGTTATCCACAAAGGACGTAATTCGTTCGCCCATTTCATTTAAAATAAATATATATTGATTCATAGTAGTATCCTTTCGGAGGTTAAATTATGCGCCGTCACGCTATTATATTAAAACGTATGCAACGCAACACCATTACATTAAGGCAACTATTTAACGAGTGGTTGCCTATTCACTCACAATCTATTACTATTAGTGCCGTTAAGTCTTACCATATTGCTTTTAAACACATATCCAACATAGCGGATATGCCTATCACGGATATTCATTTCCAACACCTTCAAAATGTGATTAATTCCATGCACGTAAAAGGACTTTCCTACTCATCATGTAAGAAAGTCCGTTCATTACTTAATCAATTATTTAATTGCGCTATTATCCAAGATTATTCTGTCACTAATTACGCCTTACACTTAAATCTAGGACCCAATGTGCCAACGATTAAGAGAAGAGTATTCACTCGTCAACAAATCAACAAATTATGGGTAATAGATACATCTTATTCCCGCATGATTTTAATATTGCTCTACACCGGACTACGTATAGGCGAGTTACTCAACTTACGTAGGCAAGATATCAATAGACGATCATCATACCTTATCATACGGCATGCTAAAACAAAAGCTGGTGAAGGTCGTATTATCCCCATACATCACCGCATCATGCCCCTAATTGAACAGATATACTGTGGGGTTGACGATTGCCTATTTACTATCAGCTACACAACATTTCGTAAGCATTTCCAAGATATAATGAAGCAGCTTAATTGCAAGCATACTATCCACGATACCCGGCACACATTCACAAGTTTACTTGATTCTGTTGCATCTCCTAATGCCTTACGTTCCTTGTTAGGCCATAAACAAGGCGATATCACTACCAGGGTATACACGCATAAGACAATCCGTGAGCTACGTAAGACAATAGAATTGTTAAAGTAGCTCCCCAGTGGGGATTAACTTGGTTCTTAAATCAAAATACATATTGTGATGTAACATTGCCCATCCAATGTAATGTTTTAGTCGCATTGTGTGCCGACGACTCAGCAAGTATGACTACAAGGGGGGATGAGTTCTATGTGTCATGGAATAGTGGTTTCTCAAATAATAATAGAACATCTATACGCTTTTTAACTAACCGTGGCAATGCTGGCAACTTCACATGGCTGTGCGTGGGGAAGGCTTAATATCCAGTGGGTATTATTTAATGCCTATAATCAGCCTAAGCCTTGGACTGTGCGCTACCCGGTAGAGTTCAGCAACAAGACTATCGCCGTTTCTACCGCAAGATATAACGGTGATTATTCGTTTTCTGAAATCATTCTATCTACTTCTAGAAATCAGCTAACATATAAGGATAGTGACTACAGAGGGCAGCAAGGCGTTGGTGATCAGATTATGTTCATTATCATAGGTAACTAGATAATCCCTAAAGCGAACCAGTAATAAGAAGCAGCGTATCTATCACTTGCCGAAAATACGGCTTTAGTGGCGTTACTCTCCGACACGGAGTTAGCGAAATACCTAGGCGTGTCAGAACCTGACCAGTACGCATCAATAGCGTTCGCCATAAATAAAGTTGTGAATTTGATTGGGAACCTTACTTCACTTTTGGTCACGTTATCCTGCCCGCCTATTCCCCACTGGATAGTGAAACCATTAGCGAACTTTACAAACCCCGCATTAGCGTCGAGTTTAGATGCTACGATAGCACCTTGTCCTAACAGGGTTTTGAGAGTTCCTAAGTTAAGCACTTTATTAATATCGCTATCGTTATAGTTAGAAGTAATAAAGTTAATAATTTCTTGCGAGTTGTCGCCCTTTGTTACTTGCAAGCCTTGATTATGTTTAGCAAGCACCTTTGTATATTGGTTAGAACTAACATCCAACTTTTTATTAAAAGCATCTTGATGTGCATTTGTAGCTAAGTTATGAGTTTTAATAGATTCATCTAGTTGTTCCCTAGTAATAGCCGTTGATAAATCAATAAGTCCTTTTACATTAGGATTATCTCCTACCCCTAACGCTATTAATAAGCGTTGCATTGGAATTGCGTTTGTTTTATCTGGAATATAAGAGGTTAATCCATTAGCGTTAGAATATCCTATAAGTTTCTCTTGTCCACTGTCTCCACTTTTCCCATAGATACCTACTTCTCTCCAATAAAAACCTGTTTCAACTTTTTTATTATCAAAATTGAATTGTAACTGCATTTGCCCATTTGTCACTTCTTTGACATTACTCAATCCAATTTCTAATTTAGGACTAACAAGCGATGTTAAATTTTCAATATTTGTTGTTAATTGCCCATCGCCTATTACTGCTTTTGTAATAATCAATCTATCATCAACTCTACCTGTAGATGATTTTAGAATCATTTTATTCCCTTGTAGTGTTAAACTAAGTCCCGGAAATTGTGCCATATTATCCTCCTATTTCAATTACTTCTTCATACCCAATTACACTTCCATAATATTGAGTATGTTCTATTTCAACATCGCCCCACAATTTACTCATGCCAATTTGTGTTTCTTCTTCTGCCATAACAAGCCCTAAAATAATCAATTTTTGATTAAGTAATTGTTCTTCCCAAATCTCATAACCAATATGTGCCGGTTTAAATTCATCAATCGATTGCTGTAAGCTATTAATATCTTCACACATATCTTTTGTAAACTTTAACTCCATGGTATAGCTTTCGTTCTTTGGAGTTATCACTGTTGATTCATCGGAAACAAAGTTATTTGCTACAGATTCAAGAAACGCCTTTGTACTACTATTGCTATTATTTAGCTTTGCTATTACACGATTTCGCCTATTGCTTAAACTATCATTTTTAGTCGTTATACCAACAAACTCTTCCCATTTATCTAATGCATAAGTTGCTGATTGAATATTATCTTGTTTTAATAGTTCAATTAACAATAATCTAATGCGTTCATGCTCTCTACTATCCGCATCACTCATTGCTTTAAACTCTAAATCTTTTGCAATAAAAAGAGGCAGATACGTAAGTATATCTACCTCTTTCCATCTAATAAAATCACTCATGCACGATCACCTCTTTAATTGTTGGTAATTGTTCATTTGTAATATCAATATTAGTAATCCCTTTATTTACTTTTAAGTCACGATAGTCTAATACCCCTGTTTCTTTATTAGCTAAAATAGCTTTACCAATATTAGCATAAGATACATATGTGCCATTAAAAATTTGCTTTTTAAACTCCTCATTTAATACCTTTTTAACAGCCTCTATATCTACTTTCCCCTTTGTCACTGTTAGTTCGATATTGATATCAAATATTGTTGGTGTTACTACAGTAACAGTTGCCCCAATTGGTGCGTTTTCAGCAATTACAGCCTTAACTTTTTCAATTAATTCTGTACTAGCACTTTCACGTTCATTATTGATAATAATAACCTTAACTGTTCCCGGACCATTCCATAATGGAATTACTTTAACTAAAAAAACACCATTAACTAATCGAGCCCACTGTTCATAATGATATACATTGCCACTGGTTGCAGGCTTTCTAACTTTTAATAGGAGCCTATCTAAAAGTTCTGCATCAGTCTCTTCATCATATCCATCATAAGCAGCCGCTTCATTTGTAACTGTACTAACACCATATATCCCCCCAACTATTTCTGTGATTGTATTTGCCCCTACATTCAAAGATTTCCCAAGTTGTTCAGATAATGCCAATACTTTAGCACTCCCAGTATCGCCTAGATTAACCTCCTTAGAAGTTCTAAATGTTTCATCATTATCTGTACTGAATAAACTTCCTTTAGGTATGATCGTATTAGCGGTACCTGTTATGGTTAATATTACATTAGCTTGTGTTGATTCCTTTCTAAATACCCCATGAGCTTCCGCATGACGTGTCAAATATTCTCCCCATGCAGTTTGCGGAAATGCCGCATCAAGTATTAACTGCATTTCTGCATATGATTTTTCAAACTCTACTGCATTTGAGCTTAATGTATCAAATACAAATGTACCTTCATGTGTACTCAATCCTGCTTTATCTATTTTTTTGAAATCTGCTAGTAGCCGTCCTAGCACATCTTGCTTACTTTGTGGTTCTAGCATTATACTTCAACTCCTATCGTATTTGGTCCATAAATTGTTTGTAACTCTATTTGTAGTGTAATTATTTTATGTTCTTGAATTACATTTACAGCATCTACATTTATAATGTATGGATTAACTAATAACGCATCCTTTACATATTCAAATAAATCATATTGGCTAGGCGTATCATTAGGCTTTTTCCCAACAAATTGTTCAAACTCAATACCATAATCATCATAATATGCTCTATAACGGTAGCGCTCTACTCTTAATGTTTTCCATACCCATACTTTTATTGCATCATTTCCTGTCACATATTTATGATTACCATTTCTATCATATTGATAGGTATCTCGTTGAAAGTCCCAAGCTAGCTCTTTGCATAGTGGTAGATTTTTATTTACGTCAATGCTACTTGGTGTATTCCCTTTCATAAATGGATTACTCATTGCCGTCTAACCTCCTACATTTTCCATATACAAAGTACTGCTCTGCTGTACTTTCATCATCACCTACTATCGGAATTAACATTACTTTATCGCCTATATGCCATGTATCAGTCATAATTCTGGTCTTTGTGTAATCATTATGAATTTCATGAGTATGGCTAGAAAACTCAGCATATCCCCCACCACCTGCTCTTGGTTGTGTTTCTGAAATTATATGTCCTTTAGATTCTCTATAATGCCCTTGTAACCAATATTCATCAACCCATAAAAAATTACTGTTTAATTCCATTCCATTGAACGATACAACTAGATTGGGAGGTGGCGATACTATCGTACCAATTCCCGGCATTGCTTGCTTGCCTGCGTTTCCGCCCACATTGCTCATGATACCTAATATTCCTGCGTAAGGATCATTATTTTTCTTCGGCACTTTCACCCTCTCCTTCCTCTGGTTCTCTAATGTACTCTAAATTCAACTCCATTGTATGTGTATTATTCTCAAATGTATGAGTATCAGATTTAATGAAGAATACTCCTTTTAGTTGTTCTTCTTCAATTACTACAGAATACCCAGATATGCACTGCATATTACCTATTGCAGAAATACTTGATTCCATTTTAATTCCTTTGATTTTTGCTTTGGCTTTTGCCGCATTATCAACAGGGAACTTTGGTTTCTTAGGTGTACTTATAGTGCTAGGCTTTTTCTTTTTAGTAGCTTTCTTTTCCTTTGGTTCTGGCTGATTTTTGTAAATATCTTGGAATATACCATACTTTTTAATTAATTCATCTTCATTATCTATCCGAATCACATTACCTACAGCATCAACAGTTTTTACTCTGTTTACCATTTCCTCAATTGATTCAGAATGTGATGAGCTTATCACATCGTATGTATCCCTAGCTATATACTCCTCAATGACTGTTCCTTTTTCTACTAAATTGATTCCGTCCGCTAATAATATAGCTGTGTAATCTTTTTGAATATCTGCCTTTGTTTTTTCAAACAACATTTGAAAAACTTCTGTACATGTTTTTTTATCTGCTACAAAATTTACTACTGTAGGTATTTCTGGCAAATTTCCAACAGGTACTTCAACTTCTGTGCATACACGCTTGAAAGCATCAACTACATTTGTGGCATTAAAAACTAAACTTACTTTCGACTTTGCAAGGTATATCATTCCATCGTAGCAAGTAATATCATAGGTGTTATCATTAGTATTCCTTTTTCTAAAGAATACACGCCCAGTAAATATCTTTGCATTATCTACTGTCACTTCAATACGATCACCTAAATCAATTAAATAATTTGGAAATGATATATCTTTAGGATTATAGGCATATGAAAACTCTAATTTTCTAGCAGCTTCTTCTCTATCACCGCTCCATGTGAACTTAGAAATAAGATGTGTAATATCTACTCTTTCATCCTTTTCATTAATATGTTCTATTAGTGTAATCATAGTGGCCACTCCTTACCATTTATTTTTAATGACCGCTTAGATACTTGTAAAACTGCACCAATTGGACTTTTACCAGCTTTAACCATCATCTTATACATGTTTAATGCCTTTTTGCCTTGTTCAGCTATCGGCATTATTTTTGATACTGCCTTATTAGCTGTATCCATAAAATGTTCTTGTGGATATGCTGTTATTGCTTGCTCTTCTGGAGCTTCTGCGATTCTACTATGTAAGCCTGTAGTATCATTTTTTATCTCTGATGTTGGTTTTATGTATCTATATTCCTTGAGTGTCATCTCATAATACACATCACTTGTACCATCATGCTCATCATGATTAAATGACTCAATTGTACAGTACATAGAAATCGATGTATTTGAAATTGAAATCTTACATGGCTTACCACTTGTAGCAAATCCATCAATTTTTCTTACTAGATTATAAGGATTAGTTTCATTTGTTTCTGACCACTCATATTTTTGTGCAGGAAAAAAGCCTTCAAATGATAATGTCTGAAGGCCTCTTTTCCCTAACATATTAATTTCACCAATAGCATTAATATTTAAAGTACTATTGTTATATGTTCGCCCCACCTTAAATGAAGCTGGTGTTACTGGCAGTATAATATTTTGCCCTGCACAGGATAATGTAAATTTACATCCCTGTGGTATGCCTTTACCTCCAAAGAAGCTCATAATTGCATCAAAAAATGACATTATACTGCCCCCTCCATCCTATTAATAGAACGTTTTTGTAATTGGTAATGAATTTGTTCTGCAATTTCGAATGTTAATTCTTCTACAGATTTTCCATCATTACGAACATTAAGATTAGCTATATTTACATTAATGCTATTACCAGATGAACTACGTTTTCCTTGATTATATGCAGAATTTAATGATTGTGCATGAGGTATTACTTGTGCGCCACTTGGTAGATTTACTATTTCAGCCCCACGATCATGAATCATGGCAGGTCCACCTTTCCAGTTATCAGTACCAGAATATAGCAAAGGGATATTTAATGGGCCAAAGTGTGAACCACCAACACCCGGTACCCAGTCTGGGATATCTACTGAAATGCCGTTGACCGCAGAAATCAAACTATTAATTGATGCTTTAATACCTGCAATAACTCCATCAAATATACTTTGGATTGGCATAACAATTCCCTCAAAGATTTGAACAATACCATTCCATGCCATGCTCCAATTCCCTGTAAATACGCCTACAAGAAAATCTGTAATACCACTTAATACAGTTGTAATTCCGTTTACGACACCTTCAACTACAGTTAATGCAAAAGTAAGTATTCCTGTAATTCCTGCAATAGCTACATTGAACCCAACTACTAATGCCCCTAATGCTACTGCAAGCGGTCCACCAATCAATACTTTAGCTACCTTACTTACAACAGTAAATATAACATTTAAGAATGGAGACATTAACTGGTAAATTCTACCAAACGATGCGCCCACTTGGCTGATTAGTTTTCCAAATGCACCAGCTACTTTTGAGACTATTGGCTGTAAAGCTGTAACAATTCGACTAACTGCACCTTTTATGATGCCTACAAACCCTATAAACGATTGTCCTATACCTTCTAGCACTGGTTTTACTTTATCAAAGTTTTTATAAATTGCTAAACCTAATAAAGCAATTACCCCTATCGCAATCCCTACAGGACCAGTAAATACCAATGGTATTAATCTACCTATAATAGGCAATACTCTCATAGCTACGCTACCAATACTACTAAATGCTCTTGAAATTCCTTTTACGGATACTTCTAACAATTTATTGTTGATACTTTGCCCTCTTAATACTTTCCCAACATTTGCATATGTCCGCATCAAGGAACCTATACCACTTGTAATAGGTCCTAATATTTTAGCAAAAGCAGTAAAGCCTACAATACTAATGCCTACATCAATTGCAGTATTTTTAATAGCTGGACTTAAATTAGTAAAGTATTTTGCTAAATTACCGATTGTGTCAGCCACCTTTTGTACCCTAGGCTGCAATACATCTGCAAAACTAATGGCTAATGCCTCAACTTTACTTTCTAAATCCTTGAATGACCCTAGCAGTGTTTTCTTCATAATATCTGCTTGTGCTTTAGATGAGCCTGTTGCAGAATCCATTGAACTACGCATATCATCGTATGCTTCTTTTGTAGTATTCAATACGGCAAGTAATGCAGATGTGGATTCTGTGCCCGCAATGTCACCTGCTAATTTAAATTTTTCAGCTTCAGTTAGCCCTTGCATTTTAGTTCGCAATTGATCATACACTTTACCAAGACCAATAAATTTGCCTTGTGAATCTGTAGTAGCAATCCCTAACTTTTGTAATGCATCTGCAGCTTCTTTTGGAGGGTCTATTAATCTACTTAACATCATTCGTAATGCACGGCCACTCGTTGATGCCTCAATATTGTTATTACTCATGATAGCTAATGATGTAGATAGCTCTTCTACCGAGATCCCTAATGCAGCCGCTGGAGCACCTGCATATTGGATTGCATTGCCAAACCCAACCATATCTAAACGTGATTTGTTTGCAGCCATTTGAATTACATCGGCCATTCGTGTTGCATTCTCGGCCACATTACCTTCTTGTAATCCCCATGTATTTAATGCACCCGATACAATCCCTGCTGTTGTTTCTAAATTTTCACCAGATGCAACAGATGCTTCTACAATTGATGGTAATGAGCTCATAATTTGACTAGCATTCATACCACTTGCAGCTAAACCATCCATAGCCTCCGCCGCTTGTGTTGCACTTATCGGGAAGTCTGCCCCTAACTGTTTTGCAACATCTCTTAATTTAAGCATTTCATCATGCGTTGCACCTGCTTTTGCACCTGCAGAAGTTACTGCAGAGTCAAATCCAACAAAGGCTTTAACAGAGGCGGCACCCATGCCAACGATAGCAGCGGATACAGGCATCAAGGCGTTACCAATTCCACTAATACCTCTACCTATATTTTGTAGATTTCTACCTTGCCTATCTGCCATATTAGCAGTTGTAGCCATTTGTGAATTAATTCCAGATAATACGGATGTTACACCATCATGTAATCGCATCACCAAATCAATTACTTCACTCATTTTTATTCGCCTCCTTTCTGTCCTTAATTTCTTGCATCATAAAAGCACGGAGGACTATACGTTCTCCGTGCCCCATTTTATGAAATTCCGATGGCATTACATCATGATTGACATACATGTAATAGGCAAGATTTACATCACCATCGGAATATATTAGTTTTTTACTTCATTAATTACTTTTTTAATAGCTTTATCGCCATATCCAGATAGAGCTAATACTTCACGTGCAATTAACTCTAATTCACCGGCTTTAAATAACTTTGTAAACAATGCCTGTTTAGATGGTACTTGAAATTTTTGTAATAATTCTTTAGCTCCGAAGTCTGGAGAAACAATACCTTCAGTTACGACAAACTGTAAAAATTGACTTTCATCAGCATTACCGTCTTCAGTAGCCAACATGCGAAGGTCTGCAATACGTTTGTAACTAATTTCTTTTACAGTTACAGTAAATGGTTCATTAAAAACCTCAGATAATCGAGTAATTTCTAAGTCTTTTTTAGATACCTCTTTCAATGTATCTAAGTCTTTTTCCATTAATTTATCAATGATATTGCTCATCTATTAGTCCTCCACTTTATCAATCACGTCAAACTCTGTAAATGTAAAGTCTACAGATTCTTCTACAAGTGCGCCTACTTTCCAGTTTGCAAGGTCTAAAGAATCGAATGTAACATCATACAACGTTACAGTTTCTACACCTTTTGCATCAGGATCATCTAATTGAATTACCAATTGGCACACAGTAGCTTTACCTTTTTTTAGATTTTCAGCCATTTTACTAATCATCAAAGAAGATACTTTGTTCATAGTTAAACTGCCTGTACCTTCATAACCAACATATTTATATTGTTTACTCATTGTTTTGGCTTTTTTAACTTCTTCTTTGCTTAATTTAATTGTAGCTTTAACTGCGGTAGCTTGTGACACCAAAGAACCATCTAACCATACTTGCCCATGAGAGCCTGTCATTACCTGTTGCGCTGCAAAATTCTCCATGTGTTCCTCCTATTAAATATTAATTGGTAATTGGATATCTTCCATTGCATCAAGCGGTCTTACTTTTGCTTTTAAGAATACAATTTTCTTAGTATCCAATTTTTTAACTTCATCATCACTCATTTTTGCTAATTCTTCTTTTGTGAATAAGCCATGGGATAATTGGTATGTTCGAACTGCTTCACAATCAATTTCACATGTAGAGTAATCTTTTTGTAACAATCGTTCATTTTCCAATTGTTTGAAATAACCTAGAATTGCACTAATCAGCAAACATTTGTTCTCGTAATCATTTGTATATTTACCAATGTAAGAATCTTGTGCGGTTTTTCTGATATCGTCATAAATCATATCCATAATGTCTACAATTTTAATTGTTTGATATCCTTCTAGTTTTCCTTGGCTTGTTGTTACCAAAGAGTTCATGGCACGACTCATTTTAAACTTTTCGCCATCATACCAAATAAAGAATTTACCTTCATTTACCATTGTATCCATCTCATCTTGAGTATGACGGTCACAATCAATGACTTCTGTTAATGGTGCATATGTAGCACTTTGTGTCATATTTGTGCCTGCAACAAGACCTGCAATGCGTGCGGTATATTCTGCTGCTTTATACTCACGATCTGCTGTAACAACCTTAGTGTTACCAAAATTAATTACACCTTCGTAATCTGCATTAGAACCCGGCAATACCACCTTAATTTTTTTGAATTTATTCTCACGTGCTGTTTTCACCCACGTTGCAACATACTCTAATTGAGCAGTTTCAATTGTCGGAATTGCTAAATAATCAAAACGTTCTGTAAGCATTGCTTTTAATGGTTCTTGGAATCTATCTGCACCAGCTTTATCTCCACCTTGTTGCATCATATATACAACAACTTTCAAAGGTGGTTTGTTGTAGCCTTTTAAGGCTTTTAAGATGTAATCCTTATTTTTATCAGATAGTTCTTCTGGAATATCATCTACTGTATATACCAAGAATGGATTTGGTAGTACTTCGTGTCCATTAGTTTTTGTTGCTAGTTTATCAATTACTTGCTTTGTATCTTCTAAAATCAATGCAACAATCCCACGTTGGGAACGTTGAATGGCTTCAATACCAGCTTCAATAAATTTAACTACAACTGTAGGCATTCCTAATTTAGCCATTATTTATCCTCCACTTCTACTGTTAATGAGACATCACCCATCATGATGCCTTCTTCTTTCATTTTTTCAATTCGTCCTGTTGTATCCATAAATGTAATATCCATTGTGATTTGTAAGATATCATCTTCCTCTCCTACTCTATCTTGCTGAATATCATCCACATGTAAATAACGATCACCAACAGGAAATCCCATTTGAAACAGTATTAAAAATTTATCAAACACTGTTAAATAGTGTTCTTCATCCTTATCTTCATTGCTAGGGAAATATGTAGCAATGATAGTTACATTTCTTTTAATAAAGTTCTTTGTTTGCATCTCTGAACTCATTAAAAGCTTTACAAAAAAGCACGGCATAGTGAACTCTTCTAAAACCTCGTCACTATATACCGTGCATTTATATTCGTCATGTAGTTTCTTTGCCACAGCTTTCCATATTGCCACTTGTGATAATCGGTTAGCCATTCTTTAACTTCTTCCTCAGCTTTTTAAACATGTGTCCACCAACAGCTTCTCTTATATCATTACGATTCTTTTCAACTGTTCGTTTAAAGAAAAATGTCCCCTGTTTGAATCCTTTAATTTTCCCATGCATAGTTTTCATCACATGCCCACGTTCAACTAAATGAAAATGAGGTGATGTATTTCGCAATGTTGCTTCTAACGTACTGCTACTATTACCATTGATTGCCATTTTCCAACTCTTGGAAATTTTGCGTTTTCTACCTTTACCAACAGGTGATGCGCTAACTAATTCCTTTTTCATTCGGTTAGCTTCTTTCCGCATAGCTTTTTCCGCCTCTAATGGATACTCTTTAATGTATGAGTCCAATCTCCCCATAAAAGTTTTTATATCCATTATTTCCCTCGTTTATAGATATGACACATCAATTCTAATTTTGTATGCTCTTCATATGGATCAATTACAGTTTTAACTTTATAGACTACATCCTTATATCTGATTAATACACCATCAGTTATTCCACTTCTATATCTGATTGTAATCTTATATAATTCGTCTACTTTTTCTTTATACATTTCCAGATATTGTCTGCCACGTAATGGTTCAATACGTGCCCAAATTCTATTTGGAATTAGCCTTACTAATTTTTGCTTAGTAATTCCATTGCTCTCAATATCTTGATATGCCAATACTTCAATTCGTTTCGTTAATCTTCCGATTCCGTCTATATTAAGCATTCTCTGTCACCTCTTTAGGATAATTTTTAGATAGTGCAATATGACGAATTATAGGAGCTAGCGTGAATGGTAAATCATGAACAAATGTTTTTGAGGAAGTTGCCTCACGATTTTCGTACCAATGAGCAACCATATATTGAACAGCTCTACGGTATAGTGGCTCGTCAATATATGGTTTCCCAGTCATTTGCTCAATATACGTGACAGCAGCAGAGATGGATTCATCGATAAACATATCATCTTCTGTAATATCTTCATCAATTCGTAAATAAAGTTTTACATCTTCTACCGTCAACATAAATTACACCTATGCTTTCTTCGCTAATTTAACCAAAGAATTGGTATCAACAGGCTTGCCATCACAAATCATTGTAGATTTACGAACAATATCATCTGTTTCGTTATCTTCATATGTTTTTACACCAATTTGATAGTTAGTATTTAATGCATAATCTTCAAATCGATAAATGAACGCTACAATATCACCTGTTGTAGCCGCATCAATGTTTTTAAGGTAAGGTACAATCAATACTCCACGGCCAAGAATAGAGCGTTCTGGTTTCCCACCCATGCCATAGTTAACACGTGCAATTGGTTGACCATTCTTGTCTGTCATGCCTTCAATGTTCATAAAGGTTTTCTTTGTCATTACCCAAACAGAACCTTCTTCATATTCAACAGGTAGTTCACCTTCTGCTTTTACGAGTGTTGCATAGTCAAAATCTTTAACATCTAATTTCACACCAGCAGCTGCATCCTTTAAAATACCTGTAGGTTGACCGTTACCAGTACCATTGATAATAGCATTCTCAATAGCTTTAACCATTGCTTTGGATACGTTATTAGAAATCATATTTTCAAATGCAGATAATGCCATTACAGATGTTTCTAAAGAAATAGATACTCGGCATTGTAGTTTGAAGTGACCAAATTGGATGTTACCAGTTGTTGCTTTTTGACGATCAGAACCTGTTCCTTCAGCTACCCATGTAGCTACAGGCATTACATTGCTTGTAGGAATTGCAAGACCAGATTTAAAGTTTGTATTGGTAACTAATGGCAATACCATGCCAACACTTTCCATTTTTTGAACAATCTTGTTCAAAACTGTAGGTGGGATTACTGCACCAATATCTGTAGTTAATGTATTTTCATTTTGACGTAATTCAGCAGGAATTGGTGTATTGTTCATTACATATTGCATGAATGCATTGCGATATTCTACAGAATCAAATACTTCTGCACCTTGTGCACGTTGTTCTGCTACAGGTACAGGCACTGTAGTAGCAGTAGGAACAGTATTCAAAATTGCTGTTCTACGTTCTAGTTCAGTTTCTTCTGCTTCCAATGCACGCAACTCAGTTTCAATTTCATCAAGATTCAAGTTAACTTGTGTAGTGTCTTCCAACATTGCACGCAATTCTGCTCTACGTTGTCTAATTTGTTCCAAACGATTCATATTATCTCTCCTTTTAGGTAATAAAAAAACACGCTTACTGCGTGTCTAATACTTTTTATGTCATGGCCAATAATGTTAGCCGTTTTCTTTTTTCGATATCTTCATATCTCTCATAGTCCCCATTTGCCCTAGCACTAACCGATGTGCCTTTATATGCAGGGTTATCTACAATAGATACGTCATATACCGCTTTTACTGATTTAATTTTCCGTGTATAGACTTTATTTTCTCGGTCAATCTCTTCTTCTTCACCATTAACAATAAAGGCAAATGACATTTTATTTAGATCACCACGTTTAATTAAAGAATACACATCATTTCCAATCGAAGTGTCTGCTACATCCCCTGTCAATTTCAATCCTTTTTCATCAACAGTTAATTGCAATGTTCCACTAGCAGTTCTAGCAAATAGCATACCGCCATGATTGTAATTTAATACGCATTGACTAAAATCAGTATTATCAAATGCGCCTGGTAAAATCACTTCACGATATTCATACCCAGTATATTCAGATTTCCAAATTAGTGTTTCTTCATTGAAAACTGCAGCATATCCTTCTACTGTTCGTGTTTGAATATCATCAGTATCATTCTGTATCGCTTGCACCGTCATCATTCGGTGTTCCATTTTCCGGTTCTTCCTCATTTGTATCACCTCCTTTCGATGCATTAATTTGATACTTAGATAAATCCTCATATTTAGCAAAGTTAAGGCTTACTAGGCGTTTATCCCCACCTTCAACCCCTTCATAACCAAATATTTCACGGATTTCATTCACAGTAATTGCGCCTGTAGGCAATAGTGCCTGACTTACTTTAATTCTACTAGCTACAGACATGTAAGATAATCGATTACTTTCTAGGATGATTTCATTCCCATGTCCTTTTTCACGGCTAGTAAAAAGTTTTTCTGTGAACTCCTGTGTTAGCTTAATAGCAATAGGCTCTAGTACAGATTCATAGAATGCTATGTATTCATCTTCTGTGTAATCCCCACTTACAATTTTTTCGTTAAGCCCAAAGTGCTTATACACCATATCTCTAGCAAAGTCCATTTGTCCTTTGTTGAATGTACTTATGGTAGTTGTAAGTTGTTGAAATGTAGCCTTGTTATCTAGCGTTGCAATACCACTGCCATTTGCATTTGATACATATCTTTCCGTAAATTGTTTCCACAATGCTTGTTGGTCATCTTCACGAACTGTTCCTTCAAAATTGATAATCCCACGTAGTGAATTGCCATTTTTAACAGAATTAATAATTGCTGCTTTTACGGCATGTAATAAATCAAGGTCTTCTTTCAATGCCTTTGAGTTATCCTCGCCAAATAATTGATGGGTGTTAAAATGCCTTTTAATGTGAATCACCGCATCATATAGTACAGTCATGCTTTTACCGTTAATAAACTGGAACTTCACATATAAATTATTTGCAGTGTCTACCTTAATTTCAACGCTGCCAAAATCTAATGGATACAACCCAGTAATTACACCATTTATATCACGCTGAATATAAATGAAAGCATTGTTGTAGTTAAAGTACTGTGCAACAACCTTTTCAAGAAATTCACTAGCCGTCATAAATGGGTTTGGTCTTGTACCTAATATATGATTGATAGACTGTAACCCTGCCACCATTCCATCACTTGTTCGTCTAACATGTTTTAATTTCATTTTTCCAAGATGTCTAGCAATCGTATCAGTACAATCTCTGAAGGTTGTATCTGTATATGGCACCCCACTAAAAGGTGTGAATACATTTGTATATCCATCTAAAAATTCTGCACCAGTTAAATTAGCTTTATCGGTATTTCCAAATCCAAATATTTTATTAAAGATATTTCGATAGTTCATCATTTCACCTCCTTTCCTAAATAACATTGTGGTAATCTTCTTGATTTCGTTCATACTCAACGTATGCATCTAACATTGATGCGAATCCATCAATTCTCTTCTTTGCATGAATAGATTTAGTTGGCTGGATATTGCCATTACGATCTACATCTATTTCCACGTTAGCCATACACCATTTCAATATAGGATTGTTATCATAATTTATTAATTTTGCTTCTAATTCTGCGCCTAGTGCTTTCATTGGGCCACTCAGAGTTTTCTTGCCTTGAATGACTGGGTTCATTACAGAGCGCCCAAACTCTGATTTCATATCTTCTACAAAATATGCTGCACTCCATCCGTCATACCCACATTTATATAAATAGATATCATCTTCCTCTTGTCTTTCTTTGAACCATTCAACAATCAGCCGATAATCTATTCGGTTGCCTGGTGATTTTCGTATGAAGCCCCTCTTGTACCATACATCATATGGCACCTTATCTTCTTGTACTCGTTTATCAAACAAATCTTCTGGAATCCAGTACATTTGCTTAACGTATTTCACAGGATCATTAGGCACCATAAATAATAATGTTGCACAAGTAAGGTCTGTTGTTGCTGATAAATCTATTCCACCAATCCCATATCGTGGCTTTAACGCTGCTATATCAAAAGTAGCCGTATTGTTAAGTTGTTCAAATGTCAAGAATGCTTCCGATGAAGTTTCACGAATATTAAAGTCTTTTGTTAAAAGGTTGGTAACATGGATAGGATTATTTTGTGCGGTTTTTACCTTTTCAGCTAATTGGCTTGCACTCTTAATAGTTCCTAGTCCCGGATTAGCCTTTGCCCAACAATTAGGGTCAGTCCATTCCTTTCGACTGTCTAACTCATAAATGATTGGTAATATCCTTTCATTTTGATACCCCTGTTCATCATCGTAACCATCTACTATTTGGCATGCTTCGTCATACTTAATATCGTATATGCTTTCACGCACAGTGCCAGCTGTACTAGTGATGATAGTCAATGGTTGTTCCCTTGCGCTCATGCCATCAACGATTACATCATATAGATTTTTGTCCTTGATAGCATGTAATTCATCAATAAGCGCTCCATGTACATTAAGCCCATCTAAGCTATTTGATTCTGATGATAACGGTACAAACTTACCGTCATTCACATCGCACAATATTCGATTGACTCGTACATGACAAACCTTGTTTAGCGACTTTGATTTCTTAATCATTTTCGCTGCTTCATCCCATATAATTTTTGCTTGGTCTCGTTTCGTGGCAGCGCTATATATTTCAGCACCCATCTCACCATCAGCAACCAATAAAAAAAGGCCTATTGCGGCCGCTAGAGTGGACTTACCGTTTTTACGTGCCACAATAAGAATTAGTTCCTGGTATTCTCTTACTTTGGTATCTTTATCTACGAACCCAAAAAGAGCTGCAATCAAGGCTTTTTGCCATAATTCAAGCTTTACAGGCTTCCCAGCCCATTTCCCTTTAGAGTGTTTACAGAACAGTTCAATGAAATCAATTGCAACTTCTGCTCTGTCTTTGTCATAAATATATTGCTCTGGAGTCTCCAGCTTATCGACTAAATGTTTATAGACCCTACGCACACGATCAGATACAACTATGTCCCCATCAACTATTTTGTTATAGTATTCTCTGATTGGATTCATCGTTTTACACGGTCCATTAAGAATTTCTTAAATTCTTCATCATTATCTTCATTTTTAGACTGTGGCAACTCGCCAAGTAGAACTTTTATGATTGAAATATAGTTCTTCATGAGCGTGTTGTAAGCCTTCGATTCAGTCGATTCTTTTTTACCAAATTGATTATTTCCGTTGCAATATTCTTCTACAAAACCTACTTTTTCTAATTCAATTTGTAGGTCATCTAATTGCATTTCCATATGAACAGCTTGTTCGATTGATTTCTTAATTAACTTTTTCTTTTCTTGTGAAAGTTCTTTAAAAATCCTGTTATATTCTGAAATCCTCTTCTTTTTTAACTTTTCTTTTTCTTCATTTGCCATCTCCCATCACTCCTTTGTCAACTACACCCCTCACATGTGCGACCTGTGTGTTACACGAAACTCCAGCACCGGTGTAGAAAAAAATATTTTCACCATAAAATTATGGGGGGGAGTCAATTATTATCATGTTCATTATCATTTACAGCTACTAAATCACCTAACTCGTTGAATATCATCCCACGTGTCGGTCTAACTAATAGGCTTGCACCGCTCGTCAATCCATTAGGTGTAGTCATAGCATCTAGCTCTGCATGTATTGCATTATGACATTCAATACATAAGAACATAAGATTATCCCAACCATATGCAACCGCATCATTGTTAATGTTGTTTGGTGTTAGTGGCTTTTTATGATGTACTACCCAACGTTGTCTAGTCCCATCTACCTTATTGATACTTTTTAATCCATGGCATCTTTCACATATATATAGCTTTGATTCTGCATATGCCTTTGCACATCTTCTCCACCTATATGAATTATAGAAATTTTTAGAATACTCTTTTGCCATTTTTTAAAATATCCCCTTTTTTTCTAGGCCACTACATTTTATACATCATATCCCATTGATCTACGATTAATTGCATATGCTTCATCATATGTAATACCTTCACGCTCTGCTACTTTATTTAAGCAATCATCTTTAGTTGGATATTGGCCACTATGTGTATTGATATGGCATTGTGTACAGAGTTGTATTAAGTTTTCCTTAATATCTCCACCGCCACTACCACGTGTATTAATATGATGTGGTTCTATATTCGTTCTTTGTCCGCATATTTCACAATACGGCTTTT